GGATCACTTGGAGCAAGTGTAACAATGCCAGCTGGATCGGTAATACAAGTAGTTCATGGAAGATTATCTAGTACACTTGTAGCGACTGGAAGTTCAGGAGCGAGCGATTATATTGTGGATATAGGATTAAGTGCTTCAATAACTCCTAAGTTTTCTACTAGCAATATTCTTATTAACGTTAACCTGTACGTTGGAGCTGATCAGACCAACGCTTCTGGTTATCAGCAAAGTTATTTTATTTACAAAAATGGTTCTGAACTCGATGAAGTTAATGGTGATGAAGAAGGTGGAAGACAAGGAGTTGCCGGCGCCATAAACATGTATGATGCATCAGCTGCATCAGCGACACAACATCAGAAGATGATGCTAGGTGGAACACACATGGACTACGCGGTTGGCTCCACATCTGCGCAAACGTACTCTGTTCGAACAAGATCGTATTCTGGTGGACCAACGATATATATCAACCGAAGTCAACAATTTCAGATCTCTGGTACAAACTATGATCACGTTCCGCAAAGTACTATTACTTTAACGGAGATTGCTGCATGACAATAAGTAAGATACAAGCTGAATCGATTAACCTTTCCGATACTTTTGCTTTTACTGGAACCGTCACTGGTGCTGGTGACGAGGCTAAGATTTTAAGCTTTGGAAGTTATAATAGTGGCTATGGTTCAGGAGCAAGATTAGTAACCACTTCTACTAGCTGGGCAAATCTTGAAATAAATGGAACTAATCAAGCTGTTTTTGGGCAGATCACTAAAAATTCAGATGACAGTTTAAATTATAACAAAACTAGTAACAGTAGCCACTTAATAATAAGTATAAATTTTCCTTCTTATAATGCTAATGGTGGTAGTGGGCATGGTGTAAGATGTAGGATGGAAACAACTCAAGGTAGCGGCGCATATGATGTTCTAGATATTCTTACTGATGGCCCAGCACACGGCTGGGGTTGGCATGGATATGGCGGTGGTCATAGTGCTATGAACAATTTTACTTGGAATACTTATGACAATTCAAGTTACAGAAACACTATTAAGACTTCTACTGGAAACATGAAATTTTATTTTGATGTAAGAGTGTGGAGCTCATCTGATACTATATATTTCAATGATTATGACAATAGTTATCCAAAATATTGCACTATACAAGTTTATGAGGTAGCTGCATAATGGGAAAACCAGCTGGACTAGGAGATGATGCAAAAGGATACTATGATCCAGACTTAAATCAAGTCATTTCTGAAGTTCCTATTATTACACCGGGTGGGGTGGTTCAAGTCGTATCAAGCACTTTAACTAGCACAGCATCTGGTTCAGGCACATCAGAGAGTGATTCAGGTTTAACTGCAACTATTACTCCGAAATCTGCTAATAGTAAGATTTACATAAATGGTTATATTACTGTAGGCACTTCGTCATTTTTTGCGTATTGTTATTTGTGCAGAGCAGATACCACGATTTTTAAGGGAGATACAGCCGGTAGTAGACCAACAGTAACGGTTGCTAATACACAACACATGGGTAGTAATGACATATATAATTTTGAAGCCGTTCCATTTAATTATTTAGATTCACCAAATACAACAAGTGCCACTACGTATAAGATAAAAATGAGACATTACACCACAGGGACTTGGTATGTCAATAGAACTCATCGTGATAGAGATACTTCAGGATATGAGCCAAGAGGAACATCAGTAATGACGCTTATGGAGATAGGTGGGGAATAATTACAGATAAAGAAAGAAAACGTATAAATAGTATAAAGATTTTAGAGAGTTAAAACATGGCAAATAGAATTCCATTAGTTATCGCAAGCAATAAGATTCGAGAAATCGCTAATGGCGATGTTCTGGATATTAGAGGAAATCGAATTAAACTTGATAGCAGTGCTATTGAGATTGGAAGTTTGATCCTTAGAGACTCGGGTGGAACCCTAGCTGCCTTTACTGCTGCTGATTCAACGGTGTCCGCATCGATCGCAGGTGGAGTTTCAGCTCTATCTTTTGATAGTGCGACCGGAAATATTACAGCCACTAGTGCAGATGGATCTACTAAGACCGCCACAATTGGTGGTTTTAACGCTATGACGAGTTTACAAACTACCGGAAACGTAACGGTCGGTGGAAATTTAACTGTCAATGGTACCACGACTACTATTAACTCTACAACTTTAACTGTCGACGATAAGAACATACTTTTATCTCAAGGTGGAAACGCTGCGGCTGCTGACGGAGCAGGTATTACAATAGATGGCGCTAGCGCTTCCATGCTTTACACGGCAGCTACTAATAGTTTTAATTTTAACAGAGGTATTAGATCTACAGATTCTTCAGTACTTGGTGGAGATGGATCATCTACTGGTGTTAAGATAGACGATGGTTCTGTTGTAATTAGAACCGGAACAGGATCTGTAGCTTACATTGATCTATATTGTGAAGTTTCAAACGCTCATAGAGTAAGACTGCAATCACCAGCACATTCACAGTATTCTGGAAATATTACAGTTAAACTTCCTAATGAAGCTGGAACTGTAGCTACAGTAGGAACTGATTCTGCCGACATTCTTACCATTAAGAACGCAGCAGGATCTACGGTAAAAACAATAAGAGGAGCGGGCAACAGCTCATTATAATGTATGGCAAATCCTAATTCAAGAGATACATTAATAGATTACTGCAAACGCAGACTCGGTGAGCCTGTGATTGAAGTAAACGTAGATGAAGATCAAGTAGAAGATAGAGTCGATGAAGCTCTTCAGTACTATCAAGAATATCACTCTGACGCGACGGTAAGAACATATTTAAAACATCAAGTCACTGCTACTGATGTGGCAAACGAGTATATTCCAGTCTCATCAGATATTATATTCGTGTCTAAGATGTTTCCTCTTACAAGTTCTTTTAATAACAGTAGAAATTTTTTCGATATAAAATATCAAATGATGTTAAATGACATCGCGGATCTTATGAACTTCGCTGGAGACTTAGCATACTACGAACAAATGCAGCAGTACTTATCTTTGTTAGACATGAAGTTAAATGGTCATCCACAGGTACAATTCTCCAGAAGACAAAATAGACTATACATCTTTGGAGATTTTGCCGATAAAGATATTAAGGCTGACGACTACATAGTCGCAGAAGTTTACACTATTATAAATCCAGATAGCCATACTTCTGTATACAATGATATGTTTGTAAAAGAATACACAACCGCTTTGATAAAACAACAGTGGGGAATGAATTTAATTAAGTTCGAAGGAATGCAATTACCCGGAGGAGTCGTACTTAACGGAAGACAAATTTATGATGATGCGACTGGAGAGATCCAGACTCTTAGAGAAAACTTAAGATTGGAGCAAGAACTTCCACCAGACTTTTTTGTAGGATGATATGGCAAAAAACTTATATATCTCCGACAAAGTCAAGTCGGAACAGGAATTATATGAAAATATAGTCATAGAATCTTTAAAGATCTATGGACAAGAGGTTTACTATATTCCACGTGATCTAGTCAACGAAGACACGATACTAGGTGACGATCCAGTATCATCATTTAACTCAGCGTATAAAGTAGAAATGTATATAGAAAACGTCGAAGGATTTGACGGTGAAGGAGATCTATTCACAAGATTTGGTGTTGAAATAAGAGATGAAGCTACTTTTATAGTAGCCAGAAGAAGATGGTCTGACACTGTAGCTCGTTATGATAATGAAATTACAGTACTAAGACCTAAAGAAGGAGACTTAATATACTTAGAGTTATCAAAATCTCTGTTTCAAATTAATCACGTTGAGCACGAACAACCTTTTTATCAGTTAAGTAACTTACCAGTATTTAAGCTCAGATGTTCATTGTTCGAATATACAGGAGAAGATTTAGATACTGGCATAGAAACTATTGACGATATAGAAACAAAATACGCTTACACTTATGTACTTACACTTTCTAATACTCGAGATAGCGCCGAAGCTACCGCGACTATTGACAGTTCAGGAACCATAACGGCTATCAATCTTACCGATAGTGGTAATAATTACTTCACCGCACCGACTGTAACAATTACAGACTCTGCTGGAGTTGGATCGCTGGCTACGGCTACTGCAACTGTTGATAGTAATAGTGGAGAAGTAATATCACTTACACTTACAGCTGGTGGTTCTGGTTACGTAGTTCCAAGAATCACTTTCTCATCTCCAGCTATATCGGCATTTACAAAAGGAGAAGTTATTACAAGTCCGTCTGGTACTACAACCATAAGAGGAGAAGTTGCCAAGTATTCAGATTCAGATAATAAACTGCACTTAATTCACGTTGGTGCAGATGACGGCAAGTTCCACAACTTCACACCTACTAAGAAAGTTGTAGGACTTACCAGTGGAGCTGGTGGAGTAATTACATTGGTAACACAAGACAATAAACTTTCAGAGAACGAGCAAAACACAGACTTTAGTCTAGGCACCGACTTTATAGACTTTACTGAAACTAACCCATTTGGAGATACGAGTAACAACTAATGTTTGGTCAATATTTTTATCATTCTAAGACTAAAAAAGCAGTGGCTATCTTCGGTAGACTGTTTAATAACTTGTATGTGCTTAGAGCTAATTCAGCTGGACAGGTAATAAGCCAGATAAAAGTTCCGCTCGCCTATGCTCCAAAAAATAAATTTTTAGATAGAATCAGATCTAATCCAAGTCTTACAGACGATACAGAAGTAGCCATAAAATTACCAAGAATGTCTTTTGAAATAACTTCTATTGCGTATGACGCTGCGCGGCAGCTTGCAAAAGTAGGTAATTTCAATACTACATCTTTAGCTGGCACCACGAATAAAAGACAAAAGTTTTTTAATCCTGTTCCATATACAATTACTTTTCAATTGAATATATTTGCTAAATCACAAGACGACGCCTTGCAAGTAGTAGAACAGATCTTACCTACTTTTAATCCTCAATACGCTTTGACGATATCGCCATTTGCGGCAGAGTACCCCACTTTTAAAGAAGACATTCAAATAGTAATTAACGGTGTAAGTTTTTCTGATGACTTTGAAGGAGCCGTAGAACAAAGAAGAACAATTATATATAGTTTGGACTTTGAGATGAAGTTAAGTTATCATGGTCCAATCTCTGATACTAGTGTCATTCGTAAAAGCACAGCTAACGTTTTTGATATTAAAGCTGGCTTGAATGATTCTGATTTACAATTGGAGACTATTGCAGTCACGCCTAATCCTACCACAGTGTTTGGATTAGAAGATAGTGACTTTGGATTTTCAACTGCTATAACAGGTATATTAGGCGAACCAAATACTAGTTTTACTTTTAGCGGTTATGTGGATAGTGATTATGTTTCAAATTAATCGATTAGCGCAAGAGGAGGCATATCATGGCAATCGTATTTAGAAGTGTAAAAGGTTCAGCCTTGACTCATGCTGAACTTGATGCCAATTTCACAGATTTAAACAACAGAGTTTTAGCTCAAATTGATTCAGCTTCAATTATTAATATGGCTAAAGCTAATTCATTAGATTCAGCAGAAGCGGTTACTTTAATTACCGGTACTGTAGATTCTAATTATATACAGGCAAGGCAGACTAATTTTGATTTTACTGCCACGATAGATTCGGCTTATGTTCAAGCTCGACAAGTCGATCTTCAAAGAGACTCTAATTTTATTACTAATATAATTACGACTTCATATATTAGAGATAGACAAACTAATAACTTAGATTCTGCAGAAACGATAGCTCTCATAGATTCTGCATATGTTCAAGCAAGACAGGTAGATTTACAAAGAGATTCTGCTTTCGTAACAAATATTGTAGATGCTGCTTACGTACAAGCCAGACAAGTAGACTTACAGAGAGATTCAGCATTTATAACAAGTGTTATAACACCAACATATATTCAATCTAATCAAACAACTTTCGACTTTCTAGATTCTGCAGAAACAATTGCTTTGATAGATTCTGCATATGTTCAAGCTCGGCAAGTCGATCTTCAGAGAGACTCGGCATTTATTACGAACATAATCGATTCTAGTTATGTATTAGCTCGAGCTCCATCACAAGACTTCTTAGATTCTACTGAAGCCATAGCTTTGATAGACTCTAGTTATGTACAAGCAAGACAGTCTAATGATGGTGTAGGTATAGATTCAGCTACTGCGTTATCTCTCATTGATAGTGCGCATGTAACTTCTAAAACTGGAATAGGTAATAATAACATAGACTTTGGAGCTAACAGAATAACTTATGCTAATTTATACGACAGTGAAAGCTTGTTACCAGCTGCAGGA